CGCTACCTCACACTTAATATCGTGTTGCATAGCGGGAAAACGCTCTTTAATATATTTTTCAAACGCTAGTGGTTTAACCCACGATCCGTCGCTTTGAGGGATGCCGGCTTCTTCTAGCTTTTCACTAACTTTATCGATACCCTCGATTAAGCACGCCCAGCGTACAAATTCGTCAAACTCCATTACCTTCTTAGTACCGTCCTTTAGATTAAACTCGAATGTTTTCATATTATACCCAATTATATTAAAGTTCCTTCTGCTTTTGAATCAGGTCATCAAAAGAGGTGTTTGTGTTTATGGGCTCAGTAAGTAGTGTTGGTGTTATAATTACATCTGACTTAAACTTACTACCACACACATCACACTCGAAAATATTTTCAACTGCAGTAAAAACATTAGCATCAAATTTATTTTTACCACAAGGACACTCTACTGTAATAGTACTCATACCTAATAAGGAATCCAGCTCCTCTTGATACACGTCAATTATTTCTTGCTCGCGTGATATCTTTATTGATGAATAAACAAACGAAGCAATAACCTGAATTGCAGCTGCTAGAATAAACACCTCCCAAAACCCTAACAAGCCGCGTAACGCAAACGCAAACATTGTAGATAGTAATATTGTGATGAAGAGTGACTTAAGTATTATCATATACCTATTTTAGCTAGGTCTTTAGGAATATCAAGCACTATTTCGTTAACTTTATCTATCTTATTTGTGATAGTGTCTAATACATGCTTGTTAATCTCACCATTGTTTCCTGCTGCTAGTAATATACCATGAATCTCAGCTAATGAGCCAAAGGTATCACTTAAAAACTTAATAATATTAGTCATCTCATGAGGTAGTATAAGATCTGCCTTTTGTTGTGCTTCATCCTCTTTATATTTGTGCAGTTGGTCACTTGGATCAAAGTCAAATTTAATGTTTTTTGTATCAGGTTTTACACTATATGGAGAATTATCGGTATTCATACTATAAAATATTTATGCAGGGCATAAATAATATTATGACAAAGTTTGAAAATAGATTCTTTAAGGTGTTATCTGAGGCGGATGAGTTTACTCCTGATGAAGAGGCGTTTACAGCATCACTAGATGATGGTACAGACCCTGATGAGTTTAGTGCCGATACTCCTGATATTAATGATGTAGATGAAACAGCGATGGCCGCGGCAGAAGCTAGCACCGCCCATCAAGCGGAGATGACCCGGCAGTTAGAGAGCTGGGTTAGTGATATGGACAACTTCCTACACAAACTTAACGGTCAAGAGGGATCAATCCAAAGCACGCTTGCAACCTCAGAGGCGGATACTATTTTTGATAGAATGAAGCAATCAGAGCAAAGAAAAATTACTCGAGTGGCTACTGAACTAGCTTCACTTGCTGAGTCTTTTAGAGGTTACTTATCGCAGACGAGTAATCCTGCATATAAGCATGTATGACCCAAAAAGCTAGCTCATTTGACTAGCCGGTGTTGACAAACTGCTTAACTTCAGATAACTTAATAATACCCTTGAGTCCACTATACGTGTTCTTTTGGATAAATTCATGCTTTATTTCGTCAATCTTGCAAGCTATTGCAATATCATTAAAATCCTTAAATCTTTTGCCAAACTTTTCAGGCCATATAAACACACGCTCTCCTTGTTGAAGTAAAACCTCTGACTTAATCAATGAAGCCCTATCAACCCACTGAGAGTCGAGTATCCACACAGCATCATAGAATCTAAGCGCGCCATCAAGCTGCTGTTGCTGCCTGTCAGTAAATGATCTGCCTTTCTCTGTAATACCGGCTACTGCTACAGAGTTCCTAACAAAGAAAGCGTCCATCGGGCCCTCAAATATATAAATCGAGTCGTAGTCACTACTAACCTTATTAACGTTAAATAGTGGTTTTTGAGCACCACCACTCTTACTCAGGAACTTTGGCTTCGCTCTATTATCACGACTTAACACCGTTCTTGTCTGATAGTGTTCAATTTGATTATCCTCATTAACAAACGGAATGATAAGTCGGTTTTTATGAACCCTATCAGTTAACGACAGGTAGAGATTATCAGGTCTATTAACTGCTGTATCTAACCGTCTCAACTTAATTAGATTAATAGTAGCTCTAACTATATCGTTATTCTTATAGTATTCAAGCTGTGATTTATCTGACAGGTTAATACTATCCGTAGGTAGCGTCTCTGTGTTAACAACTACCTTAGGACTCTCATCTAATATAGTTTCCACATCAGGAGTATAATCCTTAAGCTCATTAATAATTACAGAGTCATCAACACCTGATACTTCCTTTATCCATTTAAACGGTTTGCTAGACCATCCGCAGTTATGACAGTATATATTATCATTCTTAGGTACATAATAACACCGCCTTTTTGTATTAAGTGAATGACCTTCTCTACATATAGGACAAGCACACTGATATACACCGTTAAACTTATTATAGATAGGTCTATAACCAAGTTCATAAAATTTTAAAACAACATAATCCTCAGGTAGCTTCATCCTAATATTGATTCTAGCTTATTACCTTGAAAAAACAAGGTATACCATGTCTCGCGCTTATTTAGAATTCTACCAAAGTCTCTTTGAATACATTCATCAATAAACTGTTTCCATTCAGGTAACGTCGGTACATCAAGTTGGTCTTGATAGTATTTGCTTTCATCTGCAAGATTATCAATCTTATCTAGGGAGAATAACGAAAAGTTCATATTGTATGTAACTTGCTGCTCTTCTGTTAATTCTATCTCACCATCTAGATATTTTTTAACTCGAACCTTACCAAAGCCGGGAATCCCAGGAACATTATCTGATTTATCGCCCTGCAGACATTTTACCACTAACCAATTCTCATGGGTGTAGCCAGTCATCTCTTCAAACTTATCAATAACGAATTCCTTTTTACGAATAGGGTCAAACATCATTGTGCTGTTATTAACTAGCTGCAGAAAATCTTGATCAACTGATATGATTATCTTATTACCATCATATGTTTTACATATGTATGCAACAATATCATCAGCTTCTAGATCTCTCGGAAATATTGAAGGTATACCTAGATTAGACAGCAACCTCTTAATATCCTCGTTATTTGCATGAGGTGACCCATCACACGATCTATTACCCTTATAGCCTGCATATTCAAGCTTTCGACTATTACTATTAGGCTTATAATCTAACTTCTCATCCCAAACTACAATAGTCTTTGTAGGCTTATACTTATTAACATATGAAAATATAGCATTTAATGTAAAGTAAATATGTAAGTTGGCTGTAGCCTCTGCTGTAATATCAGGGGTTCGCTTCGATTGATTCTTCGCGACCCAGAACGTTCGATGGATTAAATTATTTCCATCTATTATTAGTGTTTTCATTTGCTTTGTATTGAGCTACTGATATCTTAAACACATCTTTAGGCAGCTTCTCTATAAACCTAATGATATCAGTGTTCCTTCCTTGTTCAAATGAATCTTTTGGTACACTAATATTTTCCATATTAGGTAGCGTTAAACAACACACGTAGTCATCTGCTATATCAATTACAACAAACATTTGACCTATATAGTCTCCTGCTTCGACGGAATATATTTCCTGCTTCTTATATGAGGTCGTTACCATCAAGTATTTTAAATCCTGTTCTTTGCTGAAAGTACTTTAAAAAGAGAGTATCTAGAGCGTCTTTTTGTTGTGGTTTTTTTGACCCTTGAAATGTTATAGGATTACCTTCAAAGTCATAACCAATAACAATAAAACTATCTAAGAACTCAGACATAATAGGTCCTAGTGAGATTGTAAGCTCTTCGTGGTTGTTAAACTCCTTTTTTTGTTCAATCTTTACCTTAAGAGCCTCCTCTAGTAGTTCGCGTATAACATCGTCATTATTCTTTTTTTCGCTCATCACTATTATTTAATGCATTATGTGTACCAACTCTATGATCTATTAACTTTCTTACAACAACCTCGATTGAGTCTGTTTTTAAGCTGTAGTTTTGTCTAAATATTTGATTACCGTCATCAAATGTAAATAGATATTCGCCCTTAAATGGTCTGTTCTCGAAGCATGTAATAAAAACTGATGAATTACCCGGATCTACAATAATAGTCCACTTTCTTGGATCCGTATCACTATAGTTATTAAAGACCCTTAGTGTCTCAAAACCACTACCCCTCAATCTTTTAATAAAGTAGCCGGCAGTCTTGAGTTTGTTTTTAGTATGTCTGTTTATCATTGTGTTAGGGAAGAGATTATATACTTTAATTTAATACAATCTGAATCATTATCAATAACAACAACGCCAAAATCTGTATTAATGTTACATCTGTATGTACTATCAATATTAGACATAAGTCTTATATTATCAAAGTTGATTGGGGTGGGTTTAAGTTCAAAGTCAGCATCACATACCGCTAGTGAATAGTTATCCGTGTTGTGTCGTGATCTATCAGTTAGGTCAGCTTTAACCTTATTACCTTCCGTATACAGGTATACCTTATTAGTTTCAGATGCAAACGTACTACCCTTTAACAGGGCCTGTAATATATCTCTCGTAAAATTAAAGTTAACATCAAACTTAAATGCTCTAATCTTCTCAATATTGAGATTAGGTTTTGAAAGGAACCCTTCTTCAAAGAGATGATACTTAAACTTTACACTACTATCTTTATATTCTAGGTTGTTAGAATTAATAGTAATGACCAGGTCGTCGGTAGTAAGAGTGTCTAACACCCTCTGTAACTTCTTAATATCAGGTACATTGATTGTAGTAGTAAAATCAAAACCCTCCTTATACTCTGAAAGCAATACTAGCGTATTATCTATAGATGATACTAAACACTTAATACCCTCGGGTGTAATATCAAAGATTGCGCTATCATTTATTTTTGAAACAGAATCTAAGTATCTTAGAAATTCAGCTCGGTTTTGTATTCTTAGCTCTCTTTGCATTATACTTTGATTTTACATTACTATCTCGAATTTCAAGTAGTATTTTGTTCTGTCTCTCTAACAGTTCGATGAGCTTATCCATCTTTGACGGCTCACTCATATCAAACTCTAATTGATTAGGATCAACAGAGACCGGCTCACTAACCACTTGCGTAGGAGCCGGTACTATAGCTTGCTCTTGATGTACTTGTGCTAATTCTGCAGCCGCTTGCTCAGGAGTAATGGTCACAGCTACAGGCGTTGCTGCAGCAGGGGGTTGAGGAGGTGCACTAGTGTTTTGTACTGGTGCACGTAGTGTTTGCTCAAACTGTCTCTTTATCTCATCTGACTTAGGTTGCAGGTTTGTAGACTGACCAACAAGCATCTGATCGTTCTTTTTAGTCTCACCATATACCTGCCCCATAAACTGTAGCAATGTATCCTTTTCTGAAGCATCCATATTAAAGATCTTTCAACAGCTCATCGATATCATCATCTACACTAGTTTCTGGTACACTAACCGGAGCGGCCTGAACGGGTGATGCTACACTCTCTGGAACATGTACATCTGCAGCGGCGGGTGCTGATACTACCTCAGGCTCTGACACCTGACAGTGGTAGTGTTCGTCTAGCATTTGCTTAAGGTCGTCATATGACTTAAGGGGGAACACCTGACTAAGGTCAAATACATTATTATAGATCTTATCCTGCTCGTCGTCAGACAAGTCTAGCTTACCTGCAGTAGTAAACCTAGATGATACATATGTAGGATACTCTCCTTGCTGCTCAACCTTAATCTTGAATGTAACACCATCTGGACCTAGATCAAATACACGTGGACCAAATTCTTCTGCATCTTCACCCTCAATTGCTTCTGTGATGATCTTGTGAAGCTGCTTTCCATATCGCAACATCTTAACCTTACCGTTATTCTCTGGATTGGATGGATCTTCAATAACGTAAACGTTTACGAGCCACTTCTCCATCCTCTTAATAGCCTGTGCCTTCTCTTTATCTTCTTCTGTACCTGTACGAGAAGCCTTAAATCGCTCTTCAGCGATTGGATCACGCTCTCCATATGTCTGCGGGCTAAGCGCTTGAACATATTGACCGGTTGCGAATGATACCCACCCCATATTGTAATAGTGATAGAAGGTATCTTTTGGTGATTTTGCATACGGCAGCAGACGTACAGTGTACGTATTACCTGGCTTGGTTTGCAGAATCTCTGTGTAGTTTGATTGACTACTATTATTACTGTCGGCAAGGGCTCCCTTGATCGACTCGAACATTGACATATTAAACGAACTCATGATATTATTATAATTTACTTTTTTTTGTTTTCAACTAATTTTTGTGTTATTAGCTTTTTTCCTTTTCTTACTTTGTTTTTTAGTTTGTTAGAGTTTACAAACTTAACTCGTGTCTGTGAATATGTATTCCAAAAATCACTGACAATAAAGTTAAGTAATGCTGTCTCAACTGATTTAATTATAGCGTCTACCTCTAGTAAATGCAACATATAAAAGGTAATTTTATGCTCTTTTAAATGAATCAATATAGTAGGAAGATTCTCCTGCATACTATTAACATACTCTTGTAGTGTTAGGTTGTTATCTTTACAGAACTTATATACAAAGGATAAACACTCCTTCATATGTTCAATTGTAGATTCACTGTCTGGGTCCTGTGTCTCTCTTTGCTTAATATACATGGTGTAGCACTTAAGAGCTTTACGAGTAGTATAAAAATGTAAATCGAAATAATGATCGCACCCGTCATATATTTTGTGTGGTGCTATAAACCAATCGTTATAACTGATATGATTGTGCTTATTAAAGAACCTTGAAAGCCTCTTTAGACATACAACATCTTTTTCAGGTAAGTTGTTGAAGTTATTTCTAAACCTCGTTGGCTTATTTCTTACACTTCTAGATGTATATAAATGGCTATTATATATTTGTTCTTCCTTTTTTGAAATCATAGTGAGATATTCTTATTAGCATTCAAGTACTTCGTAATGTACTTTGATTGTGCTATAGAAGGCTCAAATTGCAAGAATACTTTAACAAGCTCGAAGTTATTTTCAATTGAAAGGAGGTCTTTTAAGATTTGTCTTAATCTATCCTCCTTGAGGACCAGTACAAAAATATTTTGAAGTGATAGTTTCTTTCCCTTCAACAATGTACAGTATGTACAAAAGCATAATAAAAGGTGCTCTGTTTCTGTTTCTATTATTGAGCTAGACGGTAGGTTAGGTGCGTTGATCATTTAAAATTCTTAGTAAGGTTTGCGAACTGATCTGTTAAACTACCTCCAGCTGCAGCTGGTGAGCCACCACCACCGCAGAGTGTTTCAGCTAAAACACTAACATCAACCTCACTAGTTTTAGATCGTCTAAATGATACTGTCTTTGTGTCGAGGTTAATAACTATACCGATATCAGCATTATTTTTTGAGATAATATAATGAGCTACTTCACTAATTGCGTAGTTAGCGAATATAGACACAGTCTTATAGTTTTTAATAGTGCCAGTAAATACTTGATTGTTTAGTTGCTCCTTAAACTTGTTTATAAAAAGCTTAATACCGTTTTTCTCTAATACACTATAAGGTCTAAACCCATCTCCAAAAGCCTCTATAAACTTTAGTGTTTTTGGGTTGTTGTATGTTCTGTAGATGGCGTTAAGCTTAAGTGAGTCTTTATGTTTAAGTATATAGCTATCATAATCGTCAATATATTTAACTAACTCTTCCTGTGGATCTGTTAGGTTAACAGCACTACCAAACTTACTATATAACAAGTTGATACAAGAACTAAACTCTTGTATCACTGCTTTTGCTTTTTTATATAAGTGCTTGTTACGAGCATGTGGGGTGTGATGATCAACAACTACAACATTACTCCTATCTACGTACGCTATCTGCTCCCGGTTAAGATCTAAGTCTAATATAAACACTTTATCAAAATGATCTAATGTATGCTCATAGTTTCTAAACTCGTTTACTAATGTACCTTCGGTTGTTTCAACGACTGTAAGATCGGTTAGCTTATCCTTATACAACCACTTAATAAACAAAGCTGAACCTGCACCATCAAGGTCGTAATCTGTAAAGATTAATAATTTCACTTCATTTATTTATAACGGATTGTTCATCTTGCAAGGCCGGCTAACGTGTTAAATGTATCATCTTCAGTGTCTTCAAGGTCTACATCGTCTGCTTGCTCAATGGATAGGGTTGGGTAGTCAATTCTCATAGCTTGAGTTGATCCACGTGGACCATATCGGTTCTTCATCATACCTAATCTAATTATATCCATCTCTCGATCTTCTTCGTTCTGATAAATAGAACATATACAGTCAGCGGTCGCAGCTAGTCCGATAGATTCTGATATGGTGGCAAGTTCTGGATTGTCTTGATCGAATCCTGACCTGTTTAGCTGTGTAGCTGATATAATAGGACACTCAAACGTGTATGACATTGCCCGTATCTGCTCTGTAACGTGCTTAATACGTTCATAAGAGTTACTACCCACAGTAGAGTGTAGTAGATTGAGGTAGTCTAGAACTATTGCATCTATTTTAATACCCTTTTCACCAAACTTCTTAGTAAATCCAGCGAGTTGATTAGGTGTGATGGTTGCTGGTGGAAACTCTTTAATAAAGATCTTACCCTCTTCCTGCTTCATGACGTGCCTAATGGTTGGTGAGTTTTGTTTTAACTCTCTCATCGGTATCTTTGTAACATTTGTGCATATTCGCTGAGCATATATAAGTTCTGACATCTCAAGTGTTACTAATAACACGTTCTTACCCTGTTTTGCGATATTATGTGCAATATTACCCAAGAAGATCGACTTACCTATGTTTGTCTCACCAGCAAACACATAAAGTGACTTACCATTCTCTAAAAAACCACCACCTAAGTGTTCATCTAACCACTCCCAGCCAGATGGTATAAATCTTTTCTCTGCGTTTAAATCGTCAATGAGTAAGTCAATATCATCATACATATTAAAGCCTAAATCAGTAACAAGACTAATATTACAAGACTCTTCAAACTTTTGAAGCACATCTGATGTATCTACTATACCCTTCGATACATCCTCTGCTACATTAAGCATTGTATGATATACTGCTTTCTCCTTTAGGAACCTTTCAGTGTTTTCGTACAACTCATCCTTATCTAACACTTTATCTATAGTGTTAAATGACTGAACTAGCTCTTTAAAGGAACTTTTCTGTTCATCAGTAACAAGATATGCCTTAATCTCTGTAATTGTGGGGAGCTTATTTCTCTTTTCAGAAAAATCTTTAATAATTGCAAAGATACTAGCTATAGCCTTACTCTTAAAGTACTCTGGTTTAGCAATATCAGCGATAGAAGCTAAGTAACCACCATCGGTTAGAGCTTTATACATCAGCGTGTTTTCGAAATAGTCTAGATCAAGTCTGCTCACATCTACAGTATACTATTAGCCATGAGTTTATCAACTACAATTTATGATAGTTAAAGAAATCTCTGTTAAAGAACTGAACTATTCTAACCGCCAGGAACATTATATATGCAACGCATTTCCAATACACTGATTTACCAGCCTGGAGCTTCATATGTTCTAAAAATATAAGATCTGCATCCTCGTTATCAATAATTAATGATTCATAATAAACATCATGAATTTTACAGCTCTTATTAAACTTAACACTAATCACGCTTCTGATCCATTTTGGCATCATCGGAGTACCACAGTAACACTCACACTCTGGTAATAATACTCCGGTCACTAGCTCCAGTCGTTCTAATTCCTGGTCTAGAAAATCATCAACATTCATTAGTTGCCATCTCTGCCTCTATATAGATCTGCTGCAGCTCCAATATGTTTAGAAATATTTACAAATCGACCCGGGTCAGCTACATCTGGATTATTAAAGGTATCAGCTAACTCGTCCAACAACTCTACCATATTATCACCTTGTAATCCACATGCACTTGCTATAAGACTGTTATCTTCTGCATCTTCAAACGGTCCTTCAAAGCGATCGTTCGCCTCTCCAAATCTCTCATATGTTGCAACAGCATCTTCACCATATTTAGCAATCAGCTCTGCCTTACTGACACCGTTACTAACTTCATCATTAAGTACATCAAACAGATGTGAGTCTGACTCATCCTGTGACTCTGGCATCCTATCATGCTTTTTATAGAACAAAGCATCAAAATCTACCTCCTCATCACTCGTGTAACCTTCTGTGAGTATTTGACCTGCCAGTGATGCTAGATCGTTCCTATCCTTACCCCATGTATTGTGTTGCATGTTATTATTTATGGGCCTTCCACTTATTTATAAACCATTTAGAGCCTTTTTTAAACTCACCCGTAACTGATGTTAGGCCAGGAGATGCATGGGTAATGAGAATATCACTTACCCCCACCTTAAAACCTTCTTTGTGAGCTGCCATACTATAGTCTAGATCATACATATGGAACTTCGCAGGGCACTCTTCATCAAATCTAATTTTCTCAAACACCTTTTTACTAATAGCCATAAACACGCCATCGATGATAACAGCTCGATGTGGATATGGACCAAACGATGTCATGCTTTTCTCATCACCATTGAGATGAGCTACTGCGCCGTGAAGATTACCACTACCAAAACCACCACCCATGAGATGCCACAATACAGGATCTTCTAACTTACACTGAGTAGCACCTGCAACACCAAACACATCAAACTTATCGAAGTTTTCTAGTAATTTACTCTCAGATACATTCTCAAAAATGATATCATCATGACATAATACAAGGTAGTCAATGTCTTCTTCTAGACAAAAGTCGATTGCCTTGTTGAATGTCTTCTGTAGAGAGTCTCTGTTGTTTTCTTTAAAGAAAACTTCTTTAGAATCAATCTCACTACCTGTTTTATACAGCAACGTCTGTTCCTTTGTTCCCTTCGTGGGTGAAAAATAAAATATATTCATATGAATAAGAATGGTGATTTAGCACTAAATGTACCTACTTTGTTAAATCTATGAGTACTAGGGTTTAGTCTTAAAATAGTTCCCTCTGGTACCTCCTTATAACCTTTACCAGGTAATGTTGAATAGTCTCCCTTATTATTATAGTGTAATATTGAACCACTCCTTGCGAGATATACCTCGTTAGTATCGCAGTCAATAATTGATAGTGCAAATGTACCCTCTAATAAATCCAATGCCTTTTTAATATATTGTACAGGTTTTGGTTTTTTATCATTGCATGTTTCCATAAAGTGCTGTATTAGCTCTGGTATTAACGCAGAGTCAACTGGGTTCCTAACATGCGGCTTACACCAATCTCTAAGCTCATCGGTATTAGTTAATACACCATTATGAAATACTAACCAGGATAATGAGTCAAATGGGTGAGATGTGCAATATGTCCAGTCTCTTTGAGCAGACGTAGGTGCTTGTACGTGACCAGAGTAATAGTTTACTCTACTTGAACTAATTTTAGTTTTATCAAAGTCAATATCACCTTCCTCCTTCATTATCCACTGATCATCATGTGTTAACCTCACAACACTACTTGCAAAGTTCCCTCTCTCTTTGTTGGCGACATACAGCACCTCAAAAGTCGATAAATCTCTAGATCCAAAAATAGCACACATTATTATATTATTTTATAATAGATCTACGCATTTGCAAGTTCCTCTTTTATAAGGTTTTCTTTTTTAATCTTGTTAATTAGATTTATAGACTCTTCTTCATGCCCGTAATATACACGCCTTTCACGCGGAATACGCCAAAAGAAATCTAAACAGCCAGTCTTAAGATCCGTTGCAAAGCAATTGTGAGGATATTCAATACCTGTTTCCTCTCTAGGATGTAGCATCCACTTTTTTCGTTCCTTTTTCTTCTTTTCTATTCCAACTCGCTCTAAGGTAGTCTTTCCTAAACCTCTAACCTTAAAAAGGTCGTTATCACACTTAAAGGGTCTCATCGCACACACACGTTTAGCAGTTGTTTTTCCAACACCTGATATTCCACACAACTCTTTTAGAGTCATTTTATTAAAATCTGTATAATTAAGCTTCATTGGTATAAATATATTGTATATGAGTTCCTTTTCTAAATTCAACGATATTTATAGCCGCATGAACATTTTAACGGAAATGGCTAAGGGTAGTGGTAAGACCGGAAATACATTATCTAGTTTATCACCAGCGGCTAAGGAGCATTATACTCAGGTTCGTAAGGGAGCTTACGGTTCGGGTGCTCCTGCATCAACAAGAGAAGCTAAAAACACCATGATAGGTATGATTGCTGCTCTAATCGATCAAAAGACTGGGTCAATTGACCCGGGGTTGGAAAAAGAGCTCTTAAGGTATAGAAACGTTTCATCTCAAGGTAAGCTTGTTGAGTTTCTTAAGTCACAAGAAATTAATGGTGTAAGTCTTGCTGATATTGTTGCTAGTGCAACTACTGAGCAGCTTCAAGATGCAGCTGCAGGTACAGGTGTAAAGGATCCTGTCGCTTTTGAGTTAGGTCAACGTGGTGAGAATAAGTTATCAGCGTATAAACAGCGCGCTGAGGATAGGAAGGAAGCTGCAAAGGCAAGAGAAGCTGCAAAAGCTGCGAAGTCTGCTGGTGAGATGGATTTGTCAGATAGTTTTGAAGATATAGCGGATGAGCTGGATGTTGAAAAGGTAGATGAAACTGCCCTAGTAACGGCTTTTATACAAATAGCTAGTAATAAGCTACAGGACTTTGAGAAGGAAGTTAGAAATAGTTTGGATGTGGGTGATAATAAGTTTGGTGTTCAAATAGAGGCGGCCATTGATGAAGTTGTTGATATGCTTGGAAGAAAGGGTGTTATTGAAACCGTGGATGATATTAAATCGTTTATTAAGCAGTTGTCTCAAGCGTCAGAGTATGTTGAAATTGCTGCTGAGTTAACAGATGCGTTTATGGCAGCAAGGGAGATAACTAAGAATCCTGCAGATGTTAAGGCGGCTGTTAAGAAACCAACTATCGACTGGGGCAAGTCTAGAGAAAAGCTAGATGATTTAGAGGACCCATGGGATAGTGGCCCTACAAGCGCTGATCTTGCTGCTATTGAGGATGGAGAGTCATATAAAGGTCCAAGTGACGCGGATATAATGCGTGATGCAGAGCAGATGGGTATAGATAGTGAGAATTTTATATTAGACGGTGAAGGTGGGCTTGTTAATAAAGATGAGGTCCTAGCCATGATGAAGGAGGTTGGTGCTGAGGATGAAGCTAGGATGTTATTTGGCGGTAAGGAGACAGTAACCGAGTCATACACATCACAGTATATGACTGATCAGTCATCTAAAGATAAGCGAAATGTAAAGGTTATTCAAGAATCAATTTCGTTTAAAGAGAGATTTAAGCCAAAGACATCAGATCAATTAGCTGAACTAAGAAAATATGGATTATAATATATAATTTAGACGATTAAAGTTAATTTAATATAAATAATTATATGAGTGATAATACTTCTAGTATAGATCCGGTATATACTCGTCCAGAAATGGAGGATATTAGGGCGGCTGTATCAGAGACAATAAAAGAGCTACACGAAGCTCAGGCTGTTAAGATTAAAAAGCCAGAAACTCTACAAGGGTGGTTATGGACAATTGGAGCTATAGGTGGTTTTATTGCTTTTATAGTTAGTACTATTATATATTTAGATAGTATATCCCAGCATCACAAACTACCGGTGCATCCTGGTGCACAGGAAATCATTGAGGAGATTAAACATGTGAATCGGCAGCATGCATTAGATACTGAGGTTCATAGAAGTGAGGAACACTTACAATTACAAATTCTTAGAGAGACAAGACCTATTCAGGAGGATATTCACTTAATTAAAGAGGATGTTAGATCAATTCAAACAAAGGTAGATATATTAATTGATAGGCAGGAAAGAGAGCGGTAGTATGAATAAATACTATCATGACCTTTGATGAGATAAAATCAATTACATCCTTACAAACACTTGCGTGGACCTTTCCTTTAGTATTATGCTGCGCGTTGGTATTAATTGAGTGCTGGAGGTCAATAGTTAACTGTGTAAAGCATAGAGGCAAG